TGTATAAATGATAGCTCACTTTCTTGTTCCAGTATATGAGCTTCGCTACTCTTGCGAAGTTCGTTAAGTTGTCTTAGTGTTAGTCTTGTTTTACGAGTGTCGTCACGATGCATAACACCGTCATCACGAGCCGCATCATATCGCAAATCATTTGCAACATGACGTGTGTCTGGATTAATATAAAACAATTCTCTTAAAATCATATTGTATTTATGCGCCTGGAGCTGGAGCTGCACCTGCTGGCGCTGCTGGAGCACCTGCTGCTCCTGGACCTTGCTCACCTTCTTCATTGGCAATGTCTTCTGGAGCAGATAAATCACCTGCGGCGCCCATGTCGCCTTCAATTCCGCTTGCACTTAAACCTGCTGAACGTAATTCGCCTGCGGCATCAGTGCTTGTAGGTTGGCCTTTGCCATTTTCTTCTGCCCACATGCGTTCGTTTTCTGCTACTTCTTCGTCTGTCAATGCAAGGAAACGTTTTAATGCAAAACGTTTTGATACAAATGGTATTGCTTGAATAGTGTTAAATGTGTTAATACGTTCAGCATCGATGCTTGCTTGCTTGCTACTTGCAAAGTTAAGCGGTGGATTAAATGCTAATTCAAACAAACTTGAATCAATGTTCATGCCTTTGGCATTTAGATACATCTTAAACTCAGTATCAAACACTTCTGTGATTAAACTTTGTAGTCTTTCACAGTATTTGTTAAAGCGAAGCTCTTGAATGTAGGCTGTTCCCACTCGGCCGTCATTGAAATTACTCTGGCTATCGTCTTGTCCGGTAGGCAAATAGCTACTTGGTATACGTAAACCACGGAATAACTTGTTGGTAAAGTACTTCAAGTCATCGATTTCACCGATGTTCTTGCCGCCTTCCAGCATTGTAACATCGGAACCTTTGCCGTCTGCTGTCTTAGGAAAGAAATAATCCTCGTTTATGCTTAAAGGATTGTATGCACTGTCGATAACATTCTGTCCGCCACCTGTTTGACTTGGTATGCGGCGTTGATGAATCTCATTCTTAACACGTTCTACGAATGCCATAGCCAAGTGACTGGGCATGTTGCCTACGTCAATATGAAAAACACGACGTTCTGGAGCACGTTGTATACGATAAATCAAGATTGCATCTTCTAAAAGTTCCTTTTGCTTGTAAACTTTATAGATATTTTCTAATAAACTGTTACCAAATGGATAGTTATTGTCTAATCCTTCTGATAAACTCAGATGAATCATGTGTTCTGCATCGATGGCATTCTCTTTAAAGTTAATACCAAAGCGATTGCCACCAGAGCCGCTACCTTTTGTCCCTGCCCCTGAGTTTAAATAACCACTTGCCGGGCCTGCGGCACCGCCAAAGTTACGAGGATTCATGTTAGTTGTTATTTGTGTGGAGACCAAACTTTCAAAGTTAGGTGCCAAGTCCTTAACAACATACTGTTCTGGCTTCTTGCCTTCGCTTTCGTTGACAATAACTTTAATCAAGTTGGCTGGATCAACATAATTCCACTTTTGATTCTCTGGATCTCTAATAAAAAATGCATCGCCATACTTGAATGTGTTGCGAACAATACGGAAAATACGTGTATCAAACTTTTGCAACTTGTTCCATTGCTGTAAGTATTCACTTAAAATACGAATCTCAGCATTGGTTCCTTTGTTTCTCCACTTGACTGCGAATGGACTCTTACCATCTTTAAGTTTTTGTGTGCAAAATTCAGCAAGAATATCCAAAGCCGCATTGACTTCTGGATCACTATCCATAACTTCATACTGTTGATAACGCTCAATACGATTTGGACTACCTGTATATACATCTGGCAAGTATGAACTGTAGTTAGTACGTGCTGGTCCTGGACGATTGCCATTGTTTAATCCGCTAAGAGGCCCGAGGTTTTGTCCATTTACTGGTACAGGTGTAAAATATTTTTTCCAAGTCATTCAGTTTGTCCTATTAGGCGAATTTATTACCGGATAATCCTTTAGTAGCTTTAACTTGTTGCTGTGCAGCGTCTGCCGTTTTTTGGCTAAAAGACACTAAAGATGCCATACTCTTATTTAAGTGTTCTAAGCTCGTGTGCAGATCTTTTAGAGTTACCTGTTCAACAGTTCCAACCGCTTTTGGTTTATCTTCTGTCTTGCCTTTATCCTTGGCTGTTTGAGCTTCTTTAGCTTTAGCCTCTTCTTCTTTCCTCTGTTGTTCGCTTTTAATTGTTTGTCCAGCTGTCTTAGTAGATGATTTGTTGGCTTCTTCTTCTGTTTTAATTGGAACTGGTTTCATTCCAGCAAGTTTGGCATTTAAACTTTCCATAAAAGGAGGTGCTTTTCCTTTCTCACCACCAAACATACTACTAAAATCAGGCATTCCTCTTGCACTATCAATTTGTCCTTTTAATGCTTTGAGCTTTTCAGGATCAGCATCTTGTGCGGTAGACATCTTAGCATACTGTTCTTGTAGTTCTTTCACACTTGGAGGCTTAATGTTAGGAGCAGATATTCCAGCCGACTTAGAAACTTCAGCAGTCATGGCTTGTGCGGCTTTTGTGCTGGGGTTTAAGAGCTCTTCTACTTGCTTTTTAGCAGCTTCCATCTTTGCTCTTACAGACTTGGCTTCTGGACTATCAGGATCTACAACTTTACCGTTTATTGTTATTGTTTCTTTTACGTTGTCGGCGGTCTTCTTTAGAGAATCTACTTGGATATTTCCAATAGTTGCAGCATTGAGTTTAACAATTTCTGCGTATCGTGTAGCAGCTTCTTTTTGTGCTTCTACTTGATTAGCTTGAATCTTAGCTTGGAATGTTCTATCTTCGTCGGCTCTTTCAAGAACTTTTTGTGCATCTCTTACAGAGTCAATACGCTTTGAACTTGAATTTAATTCCACACTCAATGCTTTGAACTGAGCTTCTTCAGCTTCAGTCATTTTGCGTTTTTCAAGTTCAGCTTTTTCTTCAATAGCATCTCTTGCGGCCATTGCAGCTTTGTTGGCCGCTCTTGCACTTTCTTCTTCTACTTTCAATGACTCTCGTTTTTTATCACTATCTTCTTTAGACATTGATGAAAATTCACCAAACATCTTCTTCTGATCAGTGGTTAGTCCTATTGTTGCCATAGAACTGAATACTGACTGCGCTGTTACTGCGGCTTTCTTAATATCTTCGTTTCTAACTACTTCTGCAACTTCAGCTTTCTTTTTACCGTTGAGTTCTTCAGTTTGTTTAGTGACTTCTGCAATTTCAGATTTTTTAATATCAAGTGTTTTGTTCTTAGCTTCTGTTACTGCTTTGGCTTCTATTTCATCACGTTCAAGTTGTGCTGCAAGATTATTTTGTGCTCGACGAACTCCAAAATTTGCAATCCTTAAATCTTTTTGTTCTAAATCAGTTAACTCACGCTCTGTTGCTATTTTTTCTAATGCTGCTACTTTGGCTTGTCTGTCAGCAAGGCGTGCTTTGATACGATCAACAGCTGACATCTCTGATTCGTCTTCTGCTTTTTCTTTACTTTGACTCTTTCCACCCGGGCCTTGTGCGCCAGTAATAGTCTTATCTGCAAATTTATCAAGAGGAACAATAGCTTCTGCTTTACCTGCTTCACCAACAGTAACCGTTGTACCGCCTGATGTAGGAGGAACAACTCCGCCTTCGGCCATTTTCTTAGGTTCAACACCCATTACTTTATTAATTGCACCTGCAACTTCTCCAACTAACCCTCCAGCTCCTTTACCAATGCCATATAATGTTGATTCACTGCCTTCTCCAGTTTTAGAATTTTTAGAAGCTTCAGTTGCAAAGTTTCCTTTTTCTCCAGGTTTTGCTGGCTTTCCAGAATTATCAACACCTGCGGTCATTCCACCTTCAAGTTGTTTTACTTGAGTAGTTTGTTTACCATCTGGGCCTACCATCTTAGCATTCAATACACTATTGTTTAATTTTTCAAATGATGGCGCTAATTTTTCATTAACAGGTTTAACAATGCCGTTCATAAAAGCACTGCTAACATCCTGTGCTCTGCTTTCTAATTGAACAAGTGCTTTAGTACTTTGCGATCCAGCTGAAGAACTTTCTTGAGTAGCTGTGATATCTTTCTCAACTTTCTCTTTGAGCATCCTATCTTGCTCTTCTTTACTGGCGTTTCTGAATTTTTCGTCCTCCATCAACTTTTCTTGAGCTGATGCATACGCTCTTGCAGTTGCTTGGGTGCCAATAAATTGATCGCCAAGAACTTTTGCAGCAGTACTTGATTCGCCTAAAGTAATTAATTCAAGTTTACTTCTATCTTTTGCGTCTTTGCCAATTTGAAGTTCGCGATTTTTTTGTTCTTTAGCTGCTTCAGCATATCCTTCAGCAGTGCCTTTACGTAGTGCAAAAATTTCACGCTCAGTAGCTTGTGCTTGCTCAGGAAGAAGTGCCATTTTATTTGCAGCTGCTTCAGTTTGAACTGTTCCTGTTGCATAGACTTCTTTGAATACATCTCCCATGCCTTGCATTTGTGCTTTCTTATAAGCATCGTCCATCTCACGTCTGTACTTGATGGCGTCTTCGGCACTCATGTTCATAGTATCAAGCTGTAACTTAGCTTGGTACTGAGCATCCATTTGTTGTTTCTTTAATAAGTCTTCTTGTTCTGCTCTGGTTTTACCAGTTAGTTTGGACATTGCATCCATTTCTGTAGCAAGTTTTGTTGTGGATTCAAGTATTGCTTGCTTAGATTTAGCATCGTTCATGTTGACTGTGAACTGACTGCTTAATGCTATTGCTAACGAATCATTAGCATCTTTACTTGTTAAGCCAATGGCTTTTAATTGATCAACAGCTCCGGAGTCTGCAAAATCTTTACTAAGACTTGCAAAGGCTTTTGCACCTGCGGCAACGTTTCCGCCAAGTCCGGTAAACCCGCTTGCATTCTTTTTAACTACATCTGCAAATTCGCCAAGATCAAGACGTGCTCCGGCAGCTGCCGCTGACATAGATACCACGTCATTACCAAAATTTGCACCACTTTTACTTAAATCTCTCCAAGTACTTACACTTGGTTTAATAACAGCTTCTAAATCTTTAACAACGCCCGATGCAGCACCAAATGCTTTTTCTGCAACGCTTACCGACGCCCCTAACGGGTTCATTTTTTCGCCTAAAACGTTAAATGCAGATCCAAGTTTTCCACTGCTATCAGTTAGACCACTTGTAGAAGTCGCTCCGCCAGCACTGTTGCCGCTGCCCTTCATGTGTTTAGCAAAGGCGGCTCCTATCTTGTCTGCATCATCATTAGTTATAGACATAACAAAATCCTGTAATTATACAGTATTTATAAAAGGAAAAACTGGCAGTTTATTTGCCAGCAAGTTTGAGATATTTTTGCACCTGTGGATCTTCAGGATGCAGTTTAATTTGCGATTGTACAGTAGGGCTGGCAACCATTAGTTTATCAATTTCGCCAGTCTTAGTATTACCCACTAATGCTCCATTAATAACAATATTAGCAGGATCGTCTCTAAGATCTTTTAATAACGAGGCGCCGCCGGGTGTAGTATCTGCTTTGCTGTCGTCTTTTGCCCTAACATCTGCTGGACGATTTTTATCTTGACTTTGATAAAACGTATCTCCAGGGTTTTTCATGATTTTATCAACACCTGGAATCTTGCTTATATACGCACGTAGTTGATTGTACAACTCATCAGGTACATATCCAACAGTAGCAAATGCCACCATGTAGTCTTTAGCCCAATTTTTAAAAGTTTCACTGGTTAAAAATCCTTGCACACCAAGGAATACAGCTTGTTCAACCACAACGCCAGCAAGTGCTGCAGGTGCAAGTGCTCCGCCTGTTACAGCAGTAGCACCAAGTGTAGCAATGGCCAACACCACACGGACCAAGATACTGACTATTCTTTGAACTTGAAGTATGCGTGTAAGCCATGGCACCATTAACTGCACCATCCACATGCCTATGTATGCTTCGTGAGCTTGTTTGTACCAGTCGCTTTTGACTTTGCCTTCGTTATAAGCCCTTTCTAACTCATCAAGATTTTGATAAAGATCCACAGTGATGTAGAAAAATCCTGCCAACTTAGCTATAGCTCCTATAGCAGGACCCATACGTTCAGCTACAGCCGCTTCTGCTTGTTTGTTGGCCAATCGTTTGACGCCAAGTTTAGCAGCCCATACCGGAGTACCAGCTTTGATATCAGCGGCCGCTGATCTTAGTTGACCAGTAGTTGGTTTTGCGCCCCATTTAAATGGATTCAAACTGAATTCTTCGTTAATTGGAGTAATGACTTCGTAGACTTTCATGAACATATTTATCGGTTTGCCTGCTCGAAATAAAAATACCCCATAAAATGCGTATATAAATACTTGATAAATTCGGAGTCAGATGACTATGGTTAACCCACTACAAAAACATTTCAGACAGCCCAAGCTGTACATTAACTTACCCAGCCGAGGTGCGTACAACAAGCCCGGAACTTACCAAGGAGATGTTGCCAAGTTGCCCGTTTACGGAATGACTGGCATGGATGAAATTATCTTAAGAACTCCGGACGCATTATTATCCGGGGAAAGCACGGCCAACATCATGGCCAGCTGTATACCCAACATACAAGATCCCTGGGATGTCAGTATCATTGACAGTATTTTAATACTCAGTGCTATCCGTATTGCTACCTATGGCAATGAAATGCATGTTGAGCAAAATTGTCCAAACTGCGGGGAAGCCAATGAATATGACATTAACTTAAACAAGGTCATGGAACACTATATGCCCTTGCAGTTCCAGGGAAAGATTGTGTTGAAAGATATCACCATTAATATTCAGCCTTTAAACTATCGTCAAAGCACTGAATTTAATCTACGTAACTTCCAGCTACAACAGCGCATTGCACAAGCCAACGTTATTGAAGACAAAGTTCAGCAACAAGAAATTGTCAATGAAATGTTCAAAGAACTGGCAAAGATTCAAGCAGAAATATTCATGTGCATTGTGGACAGTGTGGAAACAGTTGAAACTCGTGTTACTGAACGCCAGTATATCAACGAATGGCTTGCCAACTGTGACAAAGAAATTTACGATGCCATCAAGAATCAAAATCAGATCAACAACGAAACTTGGACCATGCCCAAGTTTCCAGTCAAGTGTACTCACTGCGAATATGAATCTATGATAACCGTGGACTTGGATAACTCCAATTTTTTCGGACAAGCCTAATAGGTCGTAGCCCTCAAGAAATTGAAGATGACTTAATTAGGCTTGATAGACAAGTAGCAACATTCAAGCAGGAATTATTTAGAATAAGCTGGTACATGAGAGGCGGTGTCAGTGTAAATGATCTACTACATACCTATAGCTTTGAAGATCGTGAAATGATGTATAAAGTTATCAATGAGAATATTGAAACTACTAAAGAAACACGAATGCCATTATTATAAGAAGAACTTACGTTCTTCTGTTCTTCGCTTTCGCTCGAACTTGTGTCAATCTTTAATGATTAATTAACGCGAAGCGTTTTAAATATTATCCAGATCGTTCAGTCACACTTTGCCCTGGCGGGCAAAGCGAAAAAACATTATCCGAGTCGAACAATATCACTTAGCGTTAGCACTAAAACACAGGCGGTCATCCGGTACCTGCTCATGCTGTCTTTATATATGACGGCGGCTTGTAAACAAACGCTAACTTGCTTACAAAGCGTGGGGCCACTACCCCTCTTTTAGCCCGTTTCTCACTACTTATAAATTAAACCAGTTTAAGGCATATCTGATCATCGTCCTGTTAAGGATAGTAATTTATAACTCTGTCACCAAGCAGAACTACCTTGCCGTCACACATCAGAACGGATTCGGGGCACAATAACAACGCCTGTGCGGGCTTATTTGGTGATTTAACGGCCTAAAATATTATGATTTGAGTATATGTGAACCATGTACACGTACTTGAATATGACCATTATAATAGTCTTTTGATTCAAGAACTCTGCGACTAAACTGTTCACGAGCCTCTATATATGAGCATTCTGCCTTGCTTTTACAATAGAAAAGTATCTCTCTTGTAAAGTTTTCTTGCCCTAACTGCGTGATATCCTTAGTTAATTCTGGGCTGCTACCATAATAGGTGCGCCAGTCACTATCGATCTTACCACGGATTTTCTTTTTTTTCTTGGTGCCGTTCTTGAGTTTTACTGTTTTATAAGTAGTCTTTGAGAATTTAGCGAGCTTTTTGCCTATGTATTTGCGTCCGGAAATTGTGTTTGTTATGATATAAACAAACCCAACACAATCCTCGGGCAATTCTTCAATGATTTGATTTTCGTAATACCAGGACATAATGTATGTATATTATTCGTCATGGTCGTCCCCTGCCTTTTGGTTTGCCTTCTTTTGATCCAAGTACACACGATATTGCTGTACATGGGTCCTACGTTCTTTTGCTATGATTCTAATTTGTGCAAGCCAGTAGCGCATGTTCTCGCCTGCCCTGCGTGTGCCTTTATTTTGCCAATCTTGATTTGCCTTAAAGTATTCCTTGAAGGCTCGCATGAGTTGTTCATGCGATTCTTCATTTTGATAAGGAACAGGATCAACGTGTTTACTCATTGATCTCGAGATCGTTTGCGTAAGAAGTATAGCCGTTTTCTTTGATAACTTTTAGCACATTGTTTACACGGCCGATTAATTCGTCCCTGTGCGATATCAAGAAAATATTTTTCTTACGTTCCCGACCCATCTTTTTAAGTACAGCCAATGCACCTTCTACTCCAGCTGCATCAAGTCCGTTATCGATAAGTTCGTCAACAAACAACAGATTGATCTGTTGATATAAACTTTCCCATACATCGCGGAATGCCCATGACAAGCTCAAGATAAGTCTATTGCGTTCGCCTCGACTTAGATTATCAAAATCCAAGTCTTGCCCCAGCTGCGTGATCATAACAGTTAAGTCATTTTGGAACGCTAC